GGTCGAGTATACGTCACAGAGCCCAGCAGAGGAGGCTTATTTTTTAGTCATGACGAACGCCGGATACGCGGTGGAGGTACAGACCGATGATCAGCTCGACCAAGACGACCTCGGGTAGTCCTTTTCAGTACCGGGAGCACACCAGCCTCACGGGCGTGTGGACCGCACAGAATTTTCCAGTCGACACCGTCGTCACGATCCCGAACGTCGATTGGGCGATCACCCTGGCAGACGCGAAATCGTTCCTACGGGTCAGCGGGAATATCGACGACAACTACATCGAGACGCTCATTGAAGCGGTCTCCAACCAGATCGAGGAATATATCAGGCGTGACACATACGAGCGGACCAGGCAGAGCCAATGGGATCGTTTCGGACAGTATGTCTCACTTCCATATGGACCGCATGGCGACGTGACCTCGGTCCAGTCGATCACATACGATAACGTGGTCACGAATCTCGTCGCTGGAACGGACTACTACGTTCAGGGACTTCAATTCAAGTCTATCATGATAGACAACCCGAGCGACGGGCAGTTTCTACGAGTAACCTACGAGAGTGGATACCAGTCGGGGTCGTGCCCGCCAGCGATCAGAGGAGCGATCTTGCAAGAGATCTCCTTGCAATATAAGAACCGACAGTCAACCGGACAGCCGAGCCGGGTCAGCGTAAATGGTCTAAGTATCGAGGCTCGACACTTACTCCAATCGTACATGAAGTATGTCATCTGAAAGCCTGGCGATCCAATTCACGAAGTCGATGGAGAACCGGACGCGGCTCGTTCCAGCCGCCGCCGCGCCCACGGCCGAATTGATCGCGAACCGCATGAAGGAGCAGTCACTCGAAGGACGAGCGTTCGGGAACGACCGATACGACGACGAGTACGTAGAACGTTATGCGAGGCGTCGACAGAGGCGGGGGTTGTCAACTTACCCGGTCGAAATGCGTGCGGGTAAGAAGAGGATCGAAAAGACCAGGATCGAGTTCACCGCCGGAACAGGAGCGACGATACGATTTGACGACCCCGAGATGGCCGTCGTGTTCAGATATCACCAAGAGGGAATTACCTACTCAAAAGCCGGGTTCCGCCAGAGGTCTCTTTTTCCAGCGAGCGCAGACAGCATAGACGAGTCCCTACGCCGCACGATCAAGGAGCTCGTGTTCGAGACCATGACGAAATAGTGTTTCACGTGAAACAGCACGCACGAGGGTCAACACATGGGGTCTAGCCGCGACATCATAGAATCAACGCTCGACAGTTTGGCGGTCTACTTGCAGGACAACACGATCATCTATGAGAGATATCGGCAGTCGGTAGCGGAGATAGAACAGCGGGAGGACATCCCGCGAGCCCGGGTGGCCCTATATGAGCAATCGGAGGTAGTAGACGTCCGGGTGGACGACGAGAAGGCCAACCTATCCCGGGCCAGGTACGGCATGGACATCTCGGTCGTACGTGCCTACACCAACGACGACGCCAGCCAGGGCGAGTTACCACTTGCAGACATACGCGACGCTGTCGTAGATTGGGCCAGGTCGCTGAATGCGTCGACGATCACGGGCCAGCGTATCTACACGTTTGGATACGACGGCAACACGGGGATCACCCGCACCGCCCGATACGTTACCATGACCCTCGCATTCACCGCTATTCGAGATCTACACTCAACGCAAAGTTAACCATGGCTATCGGTAAGACCCTCGTTTTTACGGGACTCAACATTGCACCGGCCGGAACGGCCGCTCTGGGAGGCACCGCCAATTCGTTCGCGCTACACTTGACGGAATCGGCGGAGGTCACTTTGACGCCGGTCACAGATGTGGTCGAGGACAATCAGACGCTGGTTTCGGCGTACGACGTCTCGTTCGCTGTCAACTGCTACAACGTATCGCTGATCGACGACGCTGTCGTTTACAAGGACGCGTCCGCGTCTCCTCAAAAGGGCAACATTGCCTTCCTGGGAACGACCGGAGCACAGAACGTCGTTATAGATGGCGTGATCATCAATGGGACCAAGGTTTTTGACGGAAACCGAACGGCGGTCCGCCTAACGGGGACCAAGCGCACGACAAACGTCGACCTAGGGATCACGCTCGCCTAATCAAACAAGAGGGGGCTGATGCTTAACCTACTATCGAACGTTGCGATCCTCGACGTCACCAATACGACGCCGACGGTCGTGTTCCTGGACAACGTAATGGAGGGCGTAGATGGAGCGGCGGTCTTTGGTCTGACTCGCGAGACGGCGACAGTCCAGATCGAGGACAACCAGACCTATCAATACGCCACGACAGACACGCTGGACATCCGCGTACTCAAAACGGATGACGCCAACGTCGCGGTACTGAAATCGATCGTCGAGAATCAGCGGCCGGTCCAAATCGCGGGAATCTCGCCGAACGGCGTGCTCACGTGGATGGACGCGTCGCTGTTATCGTACACGGAGCAGTTGGACGTCCTACAAGTTAATCCGATCCGGGCGACGATCACTTCGCCCAGCGGCTACCCGGACAGCACGACCGCCAACGCGGCGGTACCCGTCTACGCTGGCGACAATGCGCTCATGTCGCACGATGTGACGACCGGAAACGCGGCCCTTCTTAATGGATACAGATCGACGGGCGGCCTAACGTTGACGCAGTCCGGGGGCAGTCAAACAGCCGTCGCGACGTCCGGCGCGTCGGTTCGCCTCGAATCGTGGTATATTCCGTTTCCATGGCAGGGCGTGGAGGTCACGGCCAGCTACGACGTATCGGCCCTGGGTGAAGACCCAGCGACGGTTGGATCAGTACAGATAGGCATAGAATATCTCGACAATACGGGATATGGAGGCAGTGTCGCGACGGGAACGATCAGTAGCAACTACGTCTCGCTCTCCACCACATTCGGATCAGCGCCATTTCGAGCGGTCACGCGCAATATAAGCCCGGTTAACAACAGCCTACGATATGTGGTGCTCTCGACCAGGTTACAATCGCCTACGGCCGGGGATGGTCTTACATTCTTCGAACCGATGATATCCGTCGGCGGGAGGACCGCATTCACCATCTAAAACCCAAACCCGAACAAATCCTATGCAGAGTATGTTCGAGAAGACGGTGCTCGTAAACGGGAAATCATTCCGTCTGCGACCCTACACAGAGAAGCGTCTCGGCGAACTCGAAACGATCAACAAGGAGATCCGCGAGTACGTACAGGAGAACATGGATAAACGGTTCGACGAGATCGATCCGAAACGCAAGGCCGATTGGTATATGCGCAAGGCCCAGGTATTGTGGCATAGCGACGTGTTCCCAGGCATTGACTTTTTCCGGGACGCCGACTTTGAGGTCAGCTTGCTCCAAGAGTCAGAGTCTTTTTTCGTGAGTCAGCGTCTCTATCTTTAAAACGGGCCGCGCTGGCCTGGAACCGGTCCTTCGCGTTTATTTCGGGCGGCCAAGGAGACCCGAATCGCCAAGCATGGATCGACTACATCACGCCATATCGTTACTACTCGTTGGTATTGGCGGGTTTCGACCCGGTGGTCGCCGATCGTATTTTTGATCAGCCAGCACACGTAATCGCCGAGGCGTACGTCTCGAAGCTGGCGGCAGAATACGTTAAGCCAAAAAAGGGGCTCCATGGCACAAGCAGATGAGCTGATCTATACCGTCAAGTTCGAGGTCGACGGGGCCAGCTACCAGTCGATAGCACAGGCGATCCGGGACATCGGGCAGAGCATGGGCCAGATCACCCAGGGCGGCGAGATCGTCCAGACCATGGAGCAGGTCGCCCAGGCCACGGAGGACGCGGCTCGGGCGTCGCAGGATCTGGCACAAGAGTCCGAGCGGTCCATGGCTTCGACCATGGCGTTCGACAAGGCGGCGCTGGCGTCGACCAAGTCGCTGGCCGATCTAACCAGGCAGATTCAGGCCAACAAGAAGGAGATCAAGGAGAGACGGGATCTTGCGAAGGAGACGGGCGAGATAGACCAGCAGTCGGCGGAGCGTATCGAGGCGCTCCTGGTGCAGAACAAGGAGCTCGGCCGCGAATACAACAGGCAACAGCGAGAGGTCAGCATATTAAATTCTGAGCTCTTTGAAACAGCCAACACGTACAGGGAACTCGAGGAGCAGAACCGGGCCTTGGCTCTAACGATGAAACAGATTCCGCTGGACGATACGAGCGGTCAGTTACAGGCGTTACAGAAGCAGTATGACTCGAACAATCAGAAGCTAAAAGACTTTGACGCCTCGCTCGGCAACCACCAGCGAAACGTGGGTAACTACGGTAGCGTGTGGGAGGAGGTAGGCGGGACGTTCAAGAAAACGATTGGGGGGATGAATCCTCTCCTCGGCTCGCTTGTCAGCGGGCTTGGAGCAAGCACCGCCGGCGTGCAAGGGCTAAAAACGGCGCTCATCACAAGCGGTATCGGTGCGCTGGTCGTCGCGATAGGTACGGCATTTGCGACGCTCACGTCTGCGATGAATGAGTTTCAGCCGGTGATCGACGCCGTGAACAGGATCACATCCCAGCTGTCGGCCGGATTTAGCAGTCTCGCGCATAACGCGGCCGTCTTTTTTGGCATCTTAGATGAGGAATACGTCTCGATAACCGACAACATAAAAGCCGCCGGGGAGCTCTCGAATGCCCAGGTCAGATTGGAGAAGGCGGAGATCGCGCTGATCAAAACGAGAGCCGATCTGCGTGCGCAGTCGGCACAGGCGAGGCTGGAGGCGCAGGACGAGACGAAGTCCGTACAGGATCGGCAGAGGGCGCTGGAGCAAGCCATACGAGCTGAGGAGCAGTTGGGACAACAGCAAGAAGCGGTGGCTGAAATGCGCTATCTCCTCTTGCAGGAAGAGAACAAGCTCACGCACTCCAACAGGGAGGCCGTTCGTGCAGAGAACGAGGCGTATGCGGAATACATACGAACCCAGGAGGAGGCGGCTATGCGAATGCGGGAGCTATATGGAACCCGCAAGACGTTGGCGGACATGGCGGCCCGTGAGATTGCCGAAACGCTCTCATTGGCAGACGTACTGGCCCGGATACGCGGTGAACAACTCACCGCGGAGGCGGAGCGGGAGGCCCAGCGTCTGGAAGAGATAGGGAAGTTCGTCGAGGCGGCCGACATACGTCTCGCTCAGCGCAGGTTACAGATCCAACAGCAGTATATCGATGAAGGCTTGTCGGCGGAGGAGGCTGGTATCGCGGCGTCCGAGGCGTTAAGAGTCCAGGCCATGCACGAACGCGAGGACGCGTACGCGGCGGAGGCACAATTCGCATTTGATCTGGCCGCCGCCCAGGTCGAGGCACGGATGTATTCCGCACAGCTCATTACACAGATCGCCAACCAGCTATTTGGAGACAATAAGGCGATCGCAATCGCGGCGGCCACAGTCGAGACCTATACGAACGCGGCGATTACGTACGCGAGCGTCATGGCGACCACTTTGGGCAACGTAGCCCTCGCTAAGCTGGCGGCGGCGACGGTCATAGCGGGTGGCCTGGCGACGATCAAAAAGATAGTTGGTACGGAGCCTGGCGACTCACCCGACAAGGGCGCTCCTGGCGGCGCGGGCGGTGGAGGTTCATCCCAGCAGAGGACATTCACAGGGATCAAGTTCGTCCAGGACGACGACGACATCGTGGGAGCCCAACGTATCCTGGCGGGAAGCGTCGGCGCAAGGTCTGGACCACAGGATCGCGACGTATATGTGAGCGCAACCGTCGACCAGCGGGGCGTGGCGGTCGCCGTTCGTGAAGGCGAGAAACAGATCCAATCACAGCAATTCAGCTACTCGTAACATATGGAGCGACAGATCACCTCTTGCGGCCTATCAGTCAGCACGAACAACGGAACGGTCGAGACTTTCTTCCAGGGATACAACACGGCGGCCGACACGCTGGCTCCGAAAGCGGTCAAGTTGCACGTGGGAGAGTTCGGGTGGACGCCCTATTTCTACACCGGGTCGGCCTACGACGAGACCCTGTCCGGCAGACGCCGATCTCAACACGGCGGGTATCGACTCGAAGGATCACTAACATGGTCCAGGCTTCTAAACACGACAAACCTCCTGGAGATCGTCAACCAAGCACCAACCGGGAAAGAGCTCACGGCGTTCTCGCTCCAAACAGCGAGCGCACACACTCTCAATACAAACATCGTCGTGAATTACGTACCCTTCAACGACGCCTACAACGGCATGAAGGTACAGATCGGGGCGTTCGCCAGGAACATCACGGACTCGTATTCTGCAAACGCGACGATCATCGTCGACGCGGCCACGACGACCGGATCGGGTACGTCGGTCACAGTCACGACCAGGTCCAATATGCGGCCGATCCTTAGGTTCTATCCAAACGTGGACGTACCTACCACCAACTTCGAGATCGTCTTGGATGACGTGGCCTGGCGGGCCGCTATCGACAGTACTATCGTGAACAACCCGATCACGATCGGCTTCTCGGGCGTCGAGGTCTCCAACGTCGTCCCAACGTATTTCACATTTTAGGTAGCTCAATGTTGATCTACACAAACACGGCGGCGATCGCGTCCGGGGATATCTACTTCTCGTTCGAGACACAGGGAACGGCGAGTCCTGGAGCCAACGTCGACATCCTGGACATATCATCCCTACGATATATGTTCGACCTATATGGGTCATCATCGCTGATAGATGTGGTCTCGGCCATGCCCGGCGCGATGACGCTCACGGTCGAGGACGAGCTGTCGAATCTCGGTACACTATATGACGCATTGTCTAACGAGATCGGTACCTACTCGGTCGCGGCCACAAACTCGGGGCTCCTACCGGTCGCGAACGTTACGATGTATCTGCGCGAGAGAGGATCTGCGACGTTCACGCCCACAAGGTTCGTGCTTGATTGGCCTGGCGTATCATACGACGAGAGAAACAAACATCTAGCGCTCCAACTCGATCCATATATAACCAGTCAGAACACGCACACTTGCTTCGTACAGAACATCGCCGCAAGCAAGAAGATGAACTTCCACTACGAAGGCGGAACCGGAGGCGGAGGATCGATAGCCACGGCGGCGTTGACGGGCGATTTCATACAGGCCGTGGTCTCGAATCTCGAGGCGGGTGCCACGACCCTCTTTGAGCCCTACTACCTCGACACGGCGTTCGGCAATGTCGGCACGCAGAACACGACACAACCCGTATACGGAACCTCGCCGCCGACCGAACCGCTCGACGGAAACGTCATGCCGCTGGTGGTAGACCCAGCCGAGTTGAGCAGCAGTTACCTCGGAACGGACGACGCGAACACGTTCGCAAACGCGACCAACCAACGAGCGTTCGACGTGGTCGGAGCCCTCGCCGCTCTTGACGGGTCGATCTTCGGGACGGCCTTCGGGGTCAATTTTTGGACACACCGCAACCGCAACACGAACAACACGACGATAAGTGCCGACGCGGTGGAGGATATCAAGTTTACTATCGTGCCCAAGACCGTACGGTCGGTGAATCTAACAATACAGAACACTCCGTCGCTAACGTACACGTCGAACAGTCTACCGTATTTCGGCGACATAGGATCGGGCGGGGTCACACCCGGGCTACCAGTCAACGTAATCGAGGCGGGATTCCCGTACAGCGAACAGCGGGTCGACATCGGGTTCGCCCAGGCTTTTCCCGTACTGAACCGGGCAGAGTATAACACCACGTACGGAGACGCGAATTTCTACGCCGACCCTGGAACGTGGGGAGCGCAGACCATCGCGGCTACTCCGAATATGCAATACCTCGACGTCGAGGGGATCAACCTGGCGGGGTCGATGGAGGCGTACAAAACAGCAACCGGGGCGGACAGCGCACGGATCGACCAAACGCGTGTGGAGGCCACGATCCACGGGATCAGCAAGGTCCGACCCTATCAGACTATCAAATTCGATTCAACGCTCGCGAGATTCTCGGGTAGGCATTATCGGCCGAGCCAGATCGAATATGATCTAAAAAACGACAAGATCGTCCTCACCGCCTACGAAATCCTGTAAACCTATGCAACAAAACAAGATCAAGAAAGACGTCATGGTCGGCTTCCCATGCTACGACAACAAGTCGGAGGTCGGCATTTTACAAGAACTACTGGGAGCGGTAAACGACCCCATGTGCCCGGTGGCGACCGTACAGTACTATAACGGCGACAGTCTCATCCCGAGGGCCCGCAACAAGATCGCCCAGATGTTCCTCGACAGCGAGTTCGAGTACTTGATGTTCGTAGATAGCGACATCGTCTTCAATCGGCACATGATCACCAGATTGCGACAGCACGATAAGGGCATAGTCGGAGGCGTTTACTTGAAAAAGAAGCTACCCTACTCGCCAGTCATGAATCACGCCCTGGCCGACGAGGGCGAGCTGTCTGTCATGCGGGAGATCGGGACCGGGTTCATGATGATCCGGCGCGACGTACTCGGGGCGATCGCGGCGCGGTGGCCCGAGCACCACTACGCGTACGACGACGACGAGGTCGGTGGCAAGGAGAAGCAAGGATACGATTGGTTCCGGGTCGGCGTGAGAAACGGGCGGTATCTGTCGGAGGACTACTTTTTCTGTCAACTGGCTGGCGATCTCGGGATCAAGACCTACCTCGACAAGTCGATAATCACACAGCACATAGGCCGCATGGCTTATCCAACCTCCGATAATCTGATCATAGAGACGGCCACGGATTTGCTGAACCGCTGGCGGGATGGTGCGCCCGTTCCGACCGACAAGGTCCAGGCGCTACGCGAGGCGGCCGATAGTAAGCTCCAACCGGGTGAACACGGGGAGGCGCAGTCCTTCCCCACGCCCGAGGTCGTCGAGATTCCGACCGATACCGAAATAAAGAAACCATAGGCCATCAAACACCGTTGCGTTTTCTTTTGTCTTCCTTTGCACGTGGGCTTTCGCCGCTGTGCTAGGCCCGGTGAGCAGTCTCGCGTGCGAGGGAAGTCAAAGGAGACCCCAAGATGACGTCTTTTCACCACCTCGATCCTGGCGACTTCAAGAATGAACCCCACAAGTCATGAAGACAGCATTCGACCGAGCCCTCGCGGCTACCCTTAAGCACGAGGGAGGCTACGTCAACGATCCACACGACGCGGGCGGCGCTACAAATCACGGAATCACAGAGAGTGTCGCCCGGTCGCACGGATATATGGGCGATATGCGAGATCTGACCGTCGCCACGGCGGCGGCGATCTACAAGTCGGACTACTGGGACGAGCTGAACCTGGACGCGATCGCCAATATAGACGAACAACTGGCGGCCGAGCTATTCGATACGGCCGTAAATTGTGGCGCGTTCCGTTCCGGGCGGTGGTTTCAGATGTCGCTCAATATCCTAACAGGATCAAACGCGCTGGAGGAGGACGGGGTCATTGGCAATCGCACGCTGACCGCCTACAAGTCCTTGTCGTCCGGGGACCGTCTTCGTATTTTGCTCATGTGTAGAACGTTTCAAGGAGCACATTATCTGAATCTGGCCCACCAGCGGCCGACACAGAGGCGGTTCATTAGGGGATGGTTGAAGAGAGTATAATAGATACATCGGCGATGATCTCGCTACTCAACGCGCTGTTGATGTTGGCGGTGGGGATCCTCGTCAAGTCGACCCGCGACAAGTTGCAAGCGCTGGAATCGAAGAACGGCGGCCAGGACGACCGGTTGACATCACTCGAGAGGAGGACCGACGTAATAGAGGAGAGGGCGCGGCGCATGGACCGGATCGACGCCGATATGAAGGATGTCATCTCGAGGCTGGATGAAATAAAGGAGTTCATCGCCCGGTTCGGTCCTACCATCCAGACCATCGAACAGATGATTCACCGAGGTGATCTGAGAAGATGAAACTGGGACTCTTTCGGACGATCTTTGATTCACTTGGCGAGATCGTAGCGGGTCTCGACGAGCTGGTCACGTCGGACGAGGAGCGGGACAAGATCCGGGCGGAGATGGAATCGGTGCGACTCGCCCTCGCGGCGCGAGTCCTGGAAATGGAGGCCGAGCTGGTTCAGCGAAGAGCGTCCATAATCGAAGCGGAGGCCAAGGGCGAGAGCTGGATTCAGAGATCCTGGCGTCCCGTGACCATGCTCACATTTTTGGTGCTTGTGGTCATGCACCATCTCGGGTTATTGGAGATCGCAATTACCCAGGATATGTGGGATCTCTTGCAAGTCGGAATCGGCGGTTATGTCATCAGCCGAGGTATAGAGAAGACAGCACCGGCGATCGTACGAACGCTACAGCAGGACCCTCGCGAATCGCAACAAGACAGACCATGAACTGGCTCGTCGAGCAGTTGCACCCATCTGTACACCGGGTCAAGAGTCACCAGCCGACAAAGGACAGCGTCTTCTCCTTGCTGGTTCTCTCCGACGTCCATTTCGACAGTCCGGAGTGCGACCGGCGTCTTCTCGCAAAGCACATGGACCAGCGGCCCTGGGCGGCGTGTGGATAGATATGTGCTGGGCGGAGGGAAGGCCCGGAAGGGCGGAGGGTCTCACGGTCAAGGCATACAACGCATAGTGCTGCTCCTGTGAAGCGTTTGTGAAGAATATTGTGCCATATAATCCGGAATGCTTATCTTTCTATCAGAACGGGGACACGCCCCACCACTTACCACCCAAACGGACACCACAATGATCCACATCGTAGACGAAGCACCAAGAGCAATCACCACCGCCGAATGCGAAGCCCTCGTGAAAAGATGGCTAAGAGGATGGTACAGCGAAGAACAGTGGGCTGAGTGCACAACCGCAGTCGAGGTCGAGCTAGACAACGTTCTATCGAAAGCACCTCAATGGCGCAAGGCTGACTACGTGGTCGCGCTAATGAACGTGTCACAACGAGTCACCAAGAAGTACATGAAGGAAAACGCTCCTGAATTTGACGAGCCCTTCAGCTTTAAGCGGTGGTAATTGCTCGCCAGGACCAGCACCACCATCTCACCACCTAAACGGACAACATAATGAGAATTTCATACACATGGATCAACTGCTTCCAATTAGCGACTCTGATCGCCGCCCTCAAGATCGAGGCCGAGACAGGATTGAAGGTAAGCAGACAGCCTCTCCTTTCGAACGCCTGCGAGCTCTACGGGATCAAGGCCCGAACTAAAAAGGACGCCATCCCGCAATTACAGGCCATATACGACGAGTACATGGCGCAAGTCGAGAGCCGCGAATCATAAATCACCGCCCGCCCTCCGGGGCGGGCACCATTCCCACTCAACAACCAGGATAATACAATGGAAATTTATTTTACCGACTATATGGAGTTTTCGGTCGAGGCAATGCGACGTTTGATCAATTCATGCTCTCCTGTATGGAAGGCCCAGAATGCCCACTCGGCCGATCGATACGCGTCCTGGGCGGCCCAGGCTGGGAACGACGAGGCCAAGGCGTTTTGGTCATTGGTCTCCTCCGGAGCGCACGAGGCGGTCAGCCAATGTGATCCCAGGGAGAAAGACCCGGTCAAATCCACTATCGAGTAAGCTTCTGTGAAGCGTTTGTGAAGGATATTGTGCGATACCTATCGTCGTTCGTATCTTTTCAATAGAAACGGGGATTGACCCCACCATCACCACCAGACCCACGAGGTACGCCATGAGACAGACCGAAGCAGCAACCGACGCCGATTTCGCAGCATGGCGCAAAGCCGCCGAGGCTTGCACCAACGAGCAGTTACTGCACATCATCCGCGATTGTCGCGAAGCGGCCGACGCCATGCGGACCCACAATCCCGTGAAAGAGGGATTCTATGAGGACCAGGCATGGACTTTCGCCGACGTATACCGGGAGCGGACGCGGACCAGATTGTAATTCCAGGCCCGCCCTCCGGGGCGGGCACCACAGGGACACAAACCCACCACCACCATCTAAACGGACAATACAATGGCAGATTTCTACTTTTTCAAGAACCGCGACCGACACGTCGTCAAAGTCGCCGCCGAGATCAAGAAGCTGTGGACCCGAGTAGGCGAGGGCGATAAGGAGCTCTACTTCCTAATGTCTAAGAACAAGGAGTACGTTACCTTGATATGGCGTCGGCCTGGGTCGGACGTAGTGGAGCCCGTTCCGAATCTCTTGTGCTCGTCCTTGCATTTTAAGCAGATAGAGAACGACGACCCATTTTTGCGAACCCGTCCTTTGGACGATATGACTGGCGATTTTAAGAATGCTGGCGTGGGATGGGCCTGGAGACAGGACAAGGAGATCGGCCTATTGCCCGCCGGATCTTGCAGAGCGGAGACGGCCATGATGATTCGTCTGTGAAGCGTTTGTGAAGAATATTGTGCAACATAGGTTCCGATTCGTATCTTTTCATTAGAAACGGGGAGAGACCCCACCACCGATCCACCTAAACGGTAACGACAATGCATTTCACCAAGATAGAAGCCCTACGCGACCTAAAAGACCTCGAAAACGCAGTATGCGAGGCTCTCGATGTCAACAAGAGTATGAAGCGTGAGATCGAATTGGAATTGGCTCTCGAAGACATTAACGATGGAATCATCGCAATGCATGGTCATTTCGAGGATGTGCTGACGCCAAATTTGAGAATTCTGACACACGAAATCGTTCGCCGAACGAATAGTGTCTTGAACCGATAATCCTAACGCTCGCCCTGTGGGGCGGGCACCACCGCCACCACCTAAACCCATGAGGATGATATGATTTTAGGTAAGATGCCCACGACCTATTCGGTCTATGTTACGGAAGGCAAAGGTTACTATCCGACAGACGGCCAACTGGTCGACTGTTTCATTTTCGATATGGACGAGGCCATAGCGACGGCGGCGCGCCACGCGGAAACGGTCGAGCCCGGAGACGAGCCGATGATGGTCCGGGTCGCATATGACCACGCCGATCTTGGCTGGATCGTTTGCTACAATCGCCAGGTAGGCTAGAAGTCCAGGTCCGCCCTCCGGGGCGGGCCTTATATCTTCTGTGAAGCTTTTGTGAAGAATATTGCGCAATATATATCTCAATGCTTATCTTTTCATTAGAAACGGGGACAAACCCACCATTTCACCACCTAAACGGAAAATACCATGGACAACTTCTCATCAGTCTACCACCTCGACAAAGCAAGCGACAAGACGTTTAAGGCGATGACGGCGCAATGGAACGCGCTGAAAAAGCTCACGAAGTTCCACGTCAAGGATGAGGCTAAAAGAATCCTAGGGATCGCCGAGTTCAACGAGCTCGAGTACATCCACAATGAAATCCGCCAGCTCGTCTGGGACATCAAACAAGCTGACGCGGCAGACCAGCAAGACTACGCGTCAAAGCATCACGTCCATGCGCTGATCGTCCTAGCCGAAAACAACGTCGAACGTACGATGACGATGATCGACGAGATCAAGTCAGTAGGATTCCATAACGCCTACACGCTGTAAGCCGGGACGAGCCACAACATTCGCTGACTAACACTCGGCGATAGGAGGTCCGCCGTTTTTCCCGCCGCAATAGGCGGGCCTCCGCCTTTTTACTCAAACACAGGAGGATCATGAACAAGAAAGACACACTCAAGGATCTGCTCGACTCGCGAGGATCGGATTATGGATCGTTCAGCCGTCTGGCGCGACGAGCCCAGATCATAAAATCTACGACGAGAGGGTCGACCATCGATCGATCACCCGAGCATTTGGTCCATTTAGAAGCGTTCGAGATGATCGCGACGAAGCTGGCCAGGATCACGGCCGGAGATCCGGACATCTTGGATAATTGGGTCGACATCGCTGGCTATGCGACGCTGGTCGCCGACCATATTCGTAACAAAGACAAGGAGTAATTCTATGCAAAAGCTAGATATCATTATTGACGGTCAGTTCGGGAGCACGGGCAAGGGCCTCCTCGGAGGCTACTTGGCTACCCGATACGAAGATCCGCTGGGACTATGCGTGACAAACGCCGGGCCCAACAGCGGACATACCGTCGATTACGCCGACAGCCGGGGTAAGATGGTCACCTATCATATCCCGAGTAGCGCGCTGTGCACGCGGTCGGAACCGCCGGTCTATCTCACGGCCGGGTCTATCATAGATCCGCTCGTGCTGATTTCGGAGTGCGCGCAGTACGACGTCGACCCCACACGTGTGGTCATCCATCCACACGCCGCCGTCGTTGAGGACGAGCATAGACGGGAGGAGAAGATCGCGACATCCTATGCAAAGCATGGTTCAACCATGAAAGGCACCGGTGCGTCGCTGTCGGCCAAAATTACAAGGAGAGGAAACGTAGCCAAGGAGTCCCGCATTTTGAAACAGCATGGATTCAAGATCGCGGCGCTGGACCTACGGGATGAGCTACGCAAGATCGGGAAGCGGCCCGCATTGATGGAGGTACCACAGGGCGTGGGCCTGGGCGTGAACAGCGGTTTCTATCCGTTTGTCACGAGTCGTGAGATCAGCGTGAGCCAGGCCCTGTCGGACGCCCAGCTCCATCCTTACTATCTCGGGGACGTTTATATGTCGGTGCGGACCTATCCGATCCGGGTGGGCCACGTGTACGATGAGAGCGGCGAGATGATCGGCCATAGCGGTCCATTCTACCCAGACAGCGACGAGCTCTCCTGGGAGGACATCGGCGTATCGCCGGAGCTAACGACCGTGACGAAGCGGGTGCGGCGCGTGGCCACGTTCTCGTTCGAGCAGTACAAGTACGCGTATCATCTCGTCCGCCCGGACTACGTGTTCCTCAATTTCGGGAATTATATGTACGACAATGAGCTACGCGAACTGGCACGCGTGATGAGCGAGATCAAGATCCCGGACCTCATTGGCTACGGGCCCTCGGTCAAGGACGTACGACGATATCTAAACACGAAGGTAATCTAATGAACGTACGCGAGTACAAAGAGAAGCGACAGCTCCTGGAGGAGTACCACGAGTCCGTCCTAGCGTTGTCCCGTGTTCAGATGTCCAAGCTGGCCGAGAACATACACAAGGGCAAGTGGGAGGACGTGGAGCCCATGTACGCTTTCAAACGCTTAATGCAAGAGGCGATCGAGCTGTTCGAAGAGATTCAGCGTGAAGGAGTACCGGAGGACGTGTGGAAGGAAGCCGCCGACGTCGCGAACTTCGCGATGATCCTGGCACAGACCTATGAACAACAACACAAACAGACCCATGAATAAGACAATCGGATATCCATACTTGGAACGCGAGGTACGAGACATAGCACAAATTCCTCGCTGGGCGATCATTCGCACGTATCGCCAGCAGTCGGTCGCGGAGCACTCGTACTTCGTCGCTCTATACACGGACTGGCTGGGCTCGCTGGTGGGCCTAGATCCTGACGAGCACCAATACGCTGTACGCGAGGCCCTTTGGCACGACATCGGCGAGCGATTCAGCGGCGACATCCCGACGCCGTTCAAAAAGGCGGCCCGGGTGGACGAGTCGGTGATCGACGAGGCGATGGGACGAGAGCACGCGTGGTACCGACAACAGCACCAGGAGCGTTTGCACGGTGAGGCCGACCAAATGCGGGCCTTATGTATCGTCAAGATCGCCGATTTGCTGGATGCCATAACGTTTCTTGGTGAATTGAAGTACAACGGCGTCCAGGAGGTCAGGTTCGTATATGACTCGTTAAAGAAGCACATGGGACCTCGACTTGACCGGGTACGCAAGGTTTTCTCAGACCAGGCCTATCGTGTTGTCTCGAGCGCGGTCTGGAACCATATCGACGACATAGAACGTCCGTCCAGGTTGACAGACCCAGTCCTTGGAGCGATCGCCATGGAGCGTGAAGGCTCTGTGAAGGACTTGTCCTAGGGGCTCGTCTTTCGTATTTTATGGTAGGCAATTACGCCACCACAACCACCTAAATATGAGGTATATCATGATTCTATCGAAGGAGGAAATCGCCAGCCTACGCGCGCTATATAGCGCAGAGGGAGTAGTTCACCCGATCAGACAGGATCTCGCCCGTCTTGCCAAGGACATAACTGATCTGATTGCAGTCGTACAAAAGGCTCCGGATATGTGCCTGGCTCGAGGCTATCGGCCGATGAATCCGCTCCCAGGAGGGATCGAGTACCAGCACGTAGCGTCGCACGATGAGGCAGTCGAGTCACTCTATAATGCGGCCTTGGCTCTAATTCACGCCAAGGAGCGAACGCTGGATTTCGTGATGGCCCGGTGCGCCATGCCACCACTCCACGTTCATTTCAGCAGTTCGCGAGACAATGACGTCCTGGAGGCGGAGTACGCCATTATCCTGGCTGATTTTCGAGACTATCTACCCTACTAAGATGATAAAGCTACGTTTCAAGTACAGCACACCACACGAGCAGATCTCCGAGATTCTGAATCATTTCGAGGAACTGGGACGACACGTGGTCCGCGTGGTCTTTGACGACATCACCAACTCGACTATCTACTACGTATCATGACAGCACAGCAGATGAGGGAGTTGCTTGACGCCCCGCTTCCGGCGGAGGCGATCAAGCCTCATCCCAGCAAGAACTTTCTGTCAACCATCAATTCCATCTATGTCACGGAGAGGCTCAACGACGTGTTCGGCGTGGGAAGATGGGGGACCACTTCCGAGATCATAGAGAACTCGAGTAAGATGGTCGTATTGAAGGTCCATTTTTGGGCCTATTCGCCAGTAGACGGTGCCGATATGGTCAAACTCGAGGCTTATGGCGGTAACGACAACGACGACCGTGGCGACGCCTATAAGGGCGCGATGACGGACGCTCTGACCAAGATCGGTTCATTCCTCGGCATCGGGGCCGATGTTTGGAAAGGCAAGGCACCTACGGGTCGGCCCAGCACGCCAAGCGCTCGCGGCCCAGCGATACAGGACCGGAGCAGACCATCCGGCGGATCTCCGGCGGCGAATGCCGGCCTACCCTGGCTGAACATCACGGATCGCAAGGGCAAGATGACGACTCTCGGAGAGGAGATCTGTCGTAGAGTCAAGGCTGGCGAGATCACACTGAACCAACTACACGCCGAGTACCGTATCAGCGGAAAGGACCAGCAGAGGCTGGAGTCCCTGGGTGCAGAGGCGGGACCATCACACCATCCGGGACAAGACGGTCCCACAGATAATCTACCATTTTGACCATGAAGACACAAGACGCAAAGAAGTCGCGACGACCTCCGACCATGATCGCCAAGCACGGGCCGATCCATCTATACCGAATCTACCCGGGCTGGCGGGTGAGGACCACCACAGCAGAGGTAGACCACATGAGATGGTCCCTGGCTTTCAAGCATTTTTTGAGGGCGTTTGAGGAGTACGAAGGTCGCAAGATCGGGAGCCGCTACGACGCCTATATATCTCCGAGGAACGGAAAGCGTATTTCGTGACACGCGAGACGTTTCACCGGGCTTAACATATTGACGAGACCATGGATACAAGGAAGAGCAAAGGAAATACATCCGACGACACGTTCGGGTGGAAGAATCGGGAGACGCACGAATTCGTGTCCGTCTGCATGAACACCGAACCGCTGTACCGATTGTGGATGAGCGAGGAGGTACACTTCAACACGCTGATCGATCTGTACAACAAGTTGGCACCGGAGCCCATGCGGGTTTCCCAGCTACGCAAGGTCCACAGGATCGAGGTTGAACAGGCCAGACGCGACGACTGGGAGGAGGTAGTAGGATGACGAAGGACGCCTACTACTTCCCGCATGACTCGAACGCCAAGGACGACCCTAAGATCATCGATGTGATCGAGGAGTTGGGCCTGGAAGGATACGGGATTTATTGGGTGCTGATCGAGACGCTCCGTGACCAGCCGGACTACCAGGCACCGGTGCGGTTGTTGAGGGCGTTGGCCAGGAGGTACAACACGACCGAGGAGAAGATCAAAGCGGTCGTCTCGCGCTACGGCCTGTTCGACAACGACGACGAGTCGTTCTGGTCTCCAGCGCTGTCGAGGCGTATGTCGGCCATCGACGCTCGCCGCAAGCGCAGATCGGAAGCTGGCAAGAAGGGAGCGGCGGCCCGGCTAAGGTCTGAGTCCAATTCTGGCAAAGTACAGATCAAGCTACCGCCCGGTCCCGCTTCGGCTGGACCGAAGTCAGGTTTAAGTCCCAGTCAAGCTGGGCCTCAGTCCGACCTAAGCGATACTCAAGCAAGAAAAGGAAAGGAAAGGAAAGAAAAGGAAAGTAAAGAAAAGGAAATTCAAAAAAGGGATCACGACCACGCGCACCGGGCGGACGCCGCTGGTTCGATCAATGCTTCGCATTCAGAGCCCGTTCAAGTCTACCTCCGGGAGTTGCGACAATCGTCGATCCACCACTACTACGCGGATTTGATCAACGCCGCCAGGATCGAGGGCGATAAGCTCGAACTTTGGCGGGCCGTCTGTGCTGAATGGCTGGCCGCCGGCTACAAGCCGACCAACGTGGTCGATCTGATCGGCCTGTACAAGCGGAGGGTCGAGGACGTTGTCAGCATACGCAAGGGCACGACGGCCCGGCGCGGGTCTCCGGGTGGAGGAGGCGACGGTTTCCTACTTACTTATAACGAGATGCTTGCGATCATGTCGAAGGAGGGAGTACCACAGACAGCGTTCGAGATCGGCGGTGAGGACGAGAGGGGTAAGAAGTTATGGATCAGAAAATGACGACCATGAAGATCACGTACGAATTCGACACGGAGAACGACGCCGGGGCGCACGAGTTTTTCGAGAACGGGCTGTCCTTCTATGCGGTGATCCACGATTTGAGTGAGTGGGTGTTGGCCAGGAGCCAGGACGCCGACACCGCCCGGGACCGGGCCGCGTTCCTGGAAGTGGCACGCCGCATTAACTGGCTCATGATCCACCACGATTTGGACAAGTACAACATATGCGACGACGAATAGACGACAGGAACCGCAAAGGCGATCTGGGCGAGCGGCTGGTTGGCGACTACCTCCGACGTAGAGGCGCGATCATGTATAGGCCAGAACACACGGGAGCCCATCCTTTCGACACGCTGTGCGTGACTCGGGATAAGCAGACCATCTTCGCCGCCGAGGTCAAGACAAAGCGCTCGAGAACCACCTACCCGGACACCGGGTTCAATTTGCGTAACTACCGGGACTACCAGCGCGTCCAGGAAGCGCACAACCTCCGGGTGTACGTGTTCTTCGTAGACGAGCGCAAGCGGGAGATCTATGGTAACTGGCTCGACGTCATGGACCAACCACGCAAGATACGAGTCGGATATCGAGATCTGATCTACCCTATCGTACAGAAGGAGATCATCTTTTTCCCGCTGGAATCCATGCGAACGGTCTGCTCCATCGCGGAGGACGACGCCCAGGCCCTCACACGCCTCACCCACAACAAGTTCGATCAAGTCCATGCGCCAAGATGAGCATCATCTCCAGGTTGCTTGTATCAAGTACTATCGTCTGTGCTATCCCAAGACGGAGCGGTGCCTATTTGCTATCCCGAACGGGGGAGCGCGTAACAAGGCGACAGCGGGCAAGCTCAAAGCCGAGGGAGTCCTGGCCGGCGTGGCCGATTTGTTCCTGGCTCGCCCAGGGCTCAATAAACACGGTCATTTTATCGAGATGAAGATCCCGGGTGGCAAGCAAACACTCAGCCAACGTACCTTTGAACGAACGGTCGTAGCACAAGGATACGCCTATGTGGTGATCCGGACTATCGACGATTTTATCACCTATGTAGACGAGGTCGAGCGAGATCTCGGAGTTGAAAAATGACGATCACACTAAACGCCGACAACCCACCTATCAAAATCGACGGGCACGACTCCGCTATCATCGGCATGGACGCCCGTTCCGGAGCTCTTGTGTATGGATACTGGGCTCTGGTGGACAGCTTCGTATCACAGGGTATGGACCATGAAGAGGCGATCGAGTGGATAGACTATAACATCGTCGGAGCCTACGTCGGGGAGATGACACCGATCATAGTGGGCGAGATGGAGGAGGAGGACATCAAGGACTTATTGGACGAGCACGGGGACTAAGGATGGACATTTTGGACGACAAAAAAAGAATGCTGGACGCTCTCGAGAAGAGCCTGGGCGTGGTCACGACAGCGTGTCAGATGGCCCGCGTGGGAAGGTCCACACACTACGATTGGATGAGCAAGGACGCAGAGTACGCCGCCGCCGTACGGAGTTTGAACGACGTGGCGGTTGATTTCGGGGAGTCGGCCCTGTTCGAGCAGATCAAGGCGGGAAACCCGGCGTCCACGATCTTTTTTCTCAAAACACGGGGCAAGCACCGAGGATATGTGGAGCGCATGGAGACAGAAGCTGTCAACGAGCAACCTAAACGACTGGTGGTCGTGTTGGAGGACGATTCCCAGCGGGACGAGCATGAGGACTAAGAGCAACTTGCCACTCCGAGTCGTTGTCATCACGCCGGTCACAGATCCTACGATGGCGATGAGGGCCAACGCGTCTGTACTTAACCAAGTATATCCGCCAGGCTGGGCGGTCGAGCACCACGTGGTAGCAGACGGCCGGTTCGAAGATTGGAAGATCGGGCCCGGGTCGTACTTGATCCAGCTACCCCACAAAACTGGCCAGCACCGGGGCGATAACTGGTACGGACATCGTGTCTATGCCTACTACTCGCAGTTGGTCGACGCGGACTATGTGCTGTTCCTCGACCAGGACAACGTCTACGGGCCCACTCACGTCGAGCGGTCGGTCGTCCATGCGTCCGTTCACGGATTCTCGTGGTCCAGGCGGTCGATCTATACGGAAGACGACGAGTTCATCTGTCACGACGATTTCGAGGCGATCTGCGATCCCAGCTATGTCGGCTACTCGCTGGTCGACACGAGCACGTGGTGCTTTCGGCACGACCACGTCCACAACGCGGTCCATATCTGCGGAAATTGGGGCGCAGACCGGCTGTTGACGGACCATATGCTTTACACATATGGACCGGCCAAGCTACAAGCCGCCGGGACCGGCTATCACTCGATGATGTACACAGCGCCTCCTCGCTTGGAGGAGTTTTTTAAGTCGTACTCGAAGAGGAGATCACAAGATTGAGAGGGGATCTCCTTGGGGTCTCCTTTGACTTCCCTCGCGTTCGACGTGGTCCGCCGGGCCTAGCACAACGGCGAAGGCCAGCGCACGAGGAAGGGCAAAAGAAACACACAAACAGACATGATAATGCAAGCAAAACCGCTGATCGCTTCGATCTATATGGACAACGTTGACCCAGACCTCCGCAACTACCAGCGCGAGACGATCAAGACGATCACGTTCGGAACGGGCATGAAGACCCTCCAGTACAAGGCGAGCGATCACGCACGGGGCATGGACCAGGTCATGCGCCAGGCCGAGGAGAGTGGGTTCACCAGGTACTCTTTTTTGACATCGACGCGATCCCGCTCAACTTTGACGCGATCATGTGGTTGCTGGTGCGTGGGCTCGATGGCCTGGCTGGGAATCTGCAACGATCGAACCATATCGACAACGGGAGTCATCTGTTCGTTGCTCCATCTTGTATGTGCCTAACTATCGAGACCTATAAACTGCTGGGACGGCCCTCGTTCGCGGCCACGCCCAGGGGAGATGTGGGCGAGGAGTTGTCGTATCTCGCGGAGGGCTTGCGGCTACCAATCAACTTCCTGGAACCTCTCCGGTACGAAGCATCGCCAATCGAGGCGGAGTATTGGCAGACGGCGTTTCCACATCGTAACTTTGGGTGTCAGACGACGTTCGGTCTGATCGACCACGGCTCAGAGGCCAAGACGGAAACGGAGATGACCTACCACGCATTTCAGATCCGACACGGTCGCAACCGCGACGCGTTCATCAAGCGGTGCAAA